CGGCGGTAAGGGCGGATCGCCGCTCGGTTCATGATCGGGTAATGGGGGCGGCGTAGGACTTGGCGGCGGTGCGCCTCTTATCGCAAGAATCGTTGAATATAGCGGTTCGATTCGCGGCAATTCATTTCGATCCATCGCTTCCCAAATCCATTCCAATTGAAGCAATGCATCGGGATATTTTTTGCGTCTTTGTGCGCCAACATCAGGCGCGGGGGCAGGCGCGGGCGTCCCTTCAATCAATTCTCGCGTTTCAGGATCGATTGAATCAACTCTTATATCGACAATCCCCACATACAAAAATTCCCCCGGCTGCAATTGCATTGCCGCGAATTCGTAATCAGGAACATCGAGTGTTCTAAGAATTGTTCCTGATTCATTGTATATGGCGAAGTCCATTTATCTTCTCCATAAAATTGCTTTTGCAATCAACGAGCCAACATTAATATTCCGGCCAATCGTGAATTGCCATAGTCCTGCGGCAGGCGCAATTAACGTAATCACATTAGCAGACATTGGCTGCAAGACACCGTTATAGTGAACATCGATTTGCGTCAAACTTCCACCGGAACCGGGATCAGCATTAAAGAAAAGACATGCATCGCCAGCGTTCACTGTGACATTCAACGTAATAGGTCCGAATCCTCCTGTTGAAGTAGATAGCGGAACCGAAATTTGCCCGCCTTGAATATGACCAGCAATAATCGTATTTGCAGTAATTGAATCCGCTTGAATGTTTCCGCGTGCAGTGACATTAAAGAAAAACGCATTGCCGTTTTTATCAATAGCCCATCCCGCACTTCCATTCCAATTTTCCGAAGTAATCAGCAACGCAACCTTTTGCGATGTCACTGTCAAATCAGCAAGGGCGGCATTCGCAGCAGTGATCGAATTCGCGCCCATTTGATTCGCGCCAATCGATCCAGCAACAAGCATATTTCCATGGAAATAGTGATTCAACACTACCCATGCACCGCCATTCCAAAATCGCGTATCTGTCCAATCGATAACGCCGTTATTTAAGTTATCCCAATATTCATTAACGGTATCGCCAACGATAATTTCCGGCCCACCTGTCATCGCGGCAATGGCATTGAATGCCGCAGTGTCCGACCATCCAGCAGCGGGCATTGCCACCGACGCATTCGCCATCCCTCGATTGCCTCTTGCGCCGTCCGATAACTTCGTTATCAGCATTTCATCCTGATATGTCACGCCATCAGAAACGATGGTTGCGCGCACCTTTACGGATTGTGTGGTGAACGTGCTATACGGAAGAAATCTGATCGTGTTCGATCCGCCAAGCGGCGTTGTGAGTTGCGCCGTGCCTTCGACCACAGACCATGTGATTACGCCGGAAATTTGCCTGACAACTGCGGTTATCTGCAACTCCGTAGGCGAGACAACACCATTTGCATTTATCTTGAAAAAATTCGTCGGCGCAACTAACTCGATTCCAGAAAAGCCAGGGATGATAATGTTTTCAGGCAGCGTAACCTTATAGACGCGGATCGGCGCGGCTTGCAATAGCTTGTCTCGTTCATTGACGATGACGGCCATTTAGAGTAGCACTCCAATCTTGCAACGCGAAGCAAACCAATTCACCGCAACATAAACAACCTGCCCCAATTTCCCCTCTGACAATCCGAATCTCCAATGCTTCAAAATCATTGGCGAACCTATTTCGGTAAACATCAATTCCGCATAACCATCGAACATATAAACGTGCCGTTGCGCCACCCGCAAATTCTTCAAGCGTACCGCTTCGTTGTCCGCATCGAATCTCGAAAGCAATAAAGTGTCTTGCGGTTTTGGTTCGTCATATATTCTGTGCAGCGTGGCAACTGCCGGATCGGTTGATTTTGCAACTAGCCATTCCTGTGAATATAGCTGTCTGTGATCCTGCGGAATGCCTTCGGATAAGTTTTCCTGTATCGTCCAATTCTTGCAAAAATTCAACACCGCGCCGGGAATGACATCGATCCGTTCCGCAATGTGCAAACTATCGGGCCGCATGTTTGCTTCGGTCACTGTCCTCGGTGTTCCGACAGGCGGCAATGCAATCTTGACAAGAATCAATTGCCCCAATCGATTCATCACCAATCGCGCACCAATTGACGATGCCAACGCTTCGCACGCTTGGAAGACCGTTGCGCCTCGATCAGTGACGTATAAGCCAACCCCTTGCGGATTCAATGCGCGAAACGCGGCCATCGCCGGAATATCAATATCGCTCAATGCGAATCGCTCATTCACATTCGAGCCATAGCGAGTTGTTAAGCGAATCACCAATTCGGCAACGTCATTTGCGTAAGTGGGAGTTGAATCCCCTTGCACGCTTAGCGTCACATTGCCGAATGGTTGTTTGTCGATTTTGTATTTGCCCGCACTCAATTGCGCCGTTGCGCCTGTCGTATAGGGAATGCCTTGCGTGCGGCCCTCGATAACTCTTTCCGCTGCGCTTTGATGGAATTGATATGTCAGCGTAGGTTCATCCACCATCAGCGGCGTGATGTTGTGACACTCGCCAAATGCCAGGGGAATAATTTGATCCTTATTCGGACCAGTGCCGCCCAATGTTTGAGTGGTGATTGGCATATCCAATCGCTGCAACTTATCACGCAATTGGAGACTGATGATATTGCGACCTGCGGATGGATCGACTTTTCCGACAACACCATTGAATATCAATTTGAAATCCGCTAACGGCCAGCGAACATCGCCTAAGAACGCCTGCGCGTTCCCGTTCGTCCATACATCATCGAGCCAGGAATCGAGAGCGCCATCTTCGTTATTGAGTTGTATATCCCCAAAGGAAACTTGTGATCCGCCGCCGAGGTTGATCGACGCCTGATAATCCATGCCGCCAAGAATGTATGGCGAATAAATAACATTCGGGGGATTATCAGTAGGCCAACTTACATATCCCGTATTGGATAGACGCTGCGTTTGCTCGATCCCTTGCCTGCGCACCTTGACCGCAAGCAAGATCGTGCGATAGGCATCAGGGGTTTCGAGCCATGCGGCGTATTCGGCATCTGTCATGAAAGTACGGGCTTGCTCTTTTGCGCGTAAACCGCAGCACGCGCCGCTTCAATTTGCGCAGTCGATACGGTAACACCGAGTCGCGCCATGGCATCGAACGTGGCATCGACAACCGCACTCGCATCTTCCCGATTTTCTTTTCGCATCGAAGAAACTTCGGTACGCAGTGAACGCAATTCCGAAATCAAACTATCCGCAGACCTCCAAGCGGATGCGTCAGCCTCATTCAGCACTGCCTCATTTTTGTGAAGCATCGAGGGGAAATTGTCGAACGGAATACGCGCAATCCCCGACTTGAACGGCATTGCATTCAAGCCTGCCGGGATCGGTTCGCCGCGTGCCTGCGCGAGTTTGATGATTGCTTCGCGTACCGACAGGATCGCGCTTGTGCTAATCCCGAATCCTTCAACGATCTTATTCAACCTATCGAGCGAATCCTTTTGGATGTTGTATTGCATTTGCGCAACCGATTCCATTCCCTCGATGTCACTCATTACGCGCATGAAATCGTTTTGATAAGTTGCACTGCCCGCGTAAAGCGATTGCGATGCTTCAAGATAAGTACGCGCAACAGTTTCAAATCTTTCCGCCGCGCCAATGTCACCGGCCTTCGCACCGGCCTTCGTTCTTTCATACTCCATAGATGCAGCAGCGTATCTGTCAATCTGATTCAGCGGCGAGAGCTTTTCATCAGTGATCAAGGACGAACGGAATGCGGCCAGCGAGTCTTGCCAATCCTTCAAACGATCCATCGTTTCTTCAATGGAATCGCGTTGCCGTTCATAGGCATTCGACAAATCATCCATCGCCTCTTCGACAGCATGATTGTCCTTTTCAATTTCTACTGTCAATTCAGCAAACGCACCGGATACCGCCATCAATGCAATGAACGCTTCCTGACCGGCAGTGGTGTTCATGTCCAATCCATCAACGATAGACCGGAATGTTTTGCGAGCTTGCTCAGGGGCTTGATTCAGCGCGCCAACAACTTGCGCGCCTAGTCCTGTCGGGCCGAGAGTGCGCGAGATAGCTGCAATAGTGGCTGCGCGTTTTTCTTCATCACTGAAAAAGTTTTGCGCATACGTTTGCATATTCGCGGCGAGTTGTTCCGCGCCTCCCGCAAGTTCTATCATCGAGATTTTCGCGGCAGTTGACATGGTGACAACCTTTCCGAAGGCTGGCCCCAAATCGTTCATTTGCGTCACTACTTGCGCAATTGCGCCAACGGATTCCAAGGCTTTCGCTTTTCCTTCGGCATCCAGACCAACAGAAATTTTATTGAAATAATCAAGATACGCTTGATCCATTCCCGATTGCTGCAAGGCTTGGATCATGATGTCCACGGTTTGCGCGGAAATCGCTTCACGCAAATCCTCTTCACTGCGTGGCACATTCCAATTCACGTTTTGCGCGAACGCTTGTCCATGGCGCGAAGCGGTTGTTTGCACCATGCTAGGCGCATCGCCTTTTGGGTCCATCGACAAACCCAATCCGAACGAAACACCGGCACCACTTACCCCGAATGTTCTCGCCAGATTTTGATAAGTGGAATTGATGCCTTGAACGGCATCCGCCGCCATCTTGTCTAACTCATTTCCTTGTGTACCAATACCGCGAACACCATGCAATCCATCAACCTGAATATTGCCCGCCGATCCTTCCGCCTTCGGCCCGCCGCCTTTCTTTCCAAACATTTTGTATAGCGCAAAAACACCGAGCGCAATCGGCCCTAATGCGCCAGCAATCATCCCTAGACCCGCAGTGATACCTGCGCCGCCTGCGCCGATCAAGGAACCAGCCGCCGCCAGGGAACCGCCTAGCGTAGTCGCGCCTGTCATCCACCCGGCACCGGCCATGACCGCGCCGCCAATGCCGCCTGCGCCGAATAGAGAAGTGCCCATGCTGGCAATGCTTCCCAATGATCCGAGTCCGCCGCCGCCACTTCCACCTTGATTGCCAGCAGCAGCAGGACCAACTCCCATCATGCCTGCAACGCCTGTCATCAGACCTTGAATCGTCGGACGCAGAATCATTGCGCGGAAACTTCTTTCCAACATTTGTTTGGCGTTTGTTCCGCCTTCCATGATCGCGTCAGTGAGCGATTCGCCAATATCGTCAAATACTTTCGTCCATGCGCTTCCGGCTTCGCGTGCATTGCGTTCATTCGCTTGCAATGCCTCTTGTCCTTGCATTGCCGCGACGAGTCTTTGCTGCGCGGCGATTCTCTTTTCGAGTTGGATACGGGCTTGTTCGTCACCTTCAAAAGAGGCTAGGTCCGCTTCCATCTTGACGAGTGCCGTTTGCTCTATCGCGGATTGAAGTTTTCCGTAGTTTTCAATTTCCGTTTCGATAGCGGCAGCACGATCATTGATTGCGTTGATCGCGTCTTGTGAGTCTTGCAAGACAGCGGCATCCGCGTCTTGTTGCGCTTTGATAGAGGCTTGATATGCATCGTATTCCTCAAGCCACTTTGCGCGCATGAATTTAACGTGTTCTTCCTGCGCTTTTTCTTTTTCTTCGTTCGCCTCTTTTAGGCGCTTTTCATCTTCCTTCGCGAGTTGCTGCATCCTGCGCAAATGTTCTTTGCGTGCGCGTTCCGCCTCACGTTCCGCTTTCTTACCTGCGCCGCCGTCATCCTCTTTTGCAGTGACGAATCCCGCAGCGGATTTTTTCTTGACGATATTGTTTGTCGCATCAACCCCTTTCGCCATCTTTTCTTTAGCGACATCAATATGCTTTTCTAGAAGTGTAGAGAATGAATCTGCACTCCACATTTGGCGAACATCAGTAGAGAATCCTTTGTAGATTCCCATGATTTGATTGTAGGCACCCTTGAATCCTTCAACGCTCAAAGGCGCGGCCATAACTGCGGCAGCGGCTTGCGCCAGGGATGACAATCCTTTGACGATGTGAGAGAAGACGCGGAAGACAGCTTGGCCTGCCGTGACGATCCCGCCCAGCGCACGCGCAGCATTAAATGCGAATGTCGTGATGCCTTCGTTTTTGGATAGATCGCTCGCCGCAGTTCCGAGCCCAAGGGCCTCGGTTACAGCCTCATTGACGGCCCCCATGAATGCAACCATGGCTGGCATAGCCGCCATAGCGATTCCCTCGGTCAATTGCGTGATTTGGGATTGCAATCTCTTATTTGCATCCGCGTAATCATCCGCCGCCGCGATTTGTTCATCGGTCAGACCTACGTTGCGGCTTTGTTCATTCGCCAACTCTTTCAGCAGCGGCAGCATTTCCGCCGCGCCTCGGCCCATGATCGCCTGCGCGATGGCAACCTTGCCCGCGCCGTCTTCGTACTGCCCAAGCCTTTCAGACAATTGCTTAAATTGTTCGTCGGGCCGAAGTTTTCTAAAGTCCTCGATACTTATCCCGATAAAGTCAAGAGCCTTCGCAGCGCCCTTCGCTTCATCGTTCGATGCGGCCAGCACGCGAGTCATCTGCGTCATCGCACCGGCAACAGAATCGGCTGATGTACCGGCAACATCCATTGCCGTTCGCATCTGTGAGAATCCCGCAGCGGATGCGCCGGTTTTTTCTGCGATGTCTTGCAGATCGGCAACGCGATTTATGAGCCTGTCGATTGCCGCGATTGCGCCTACTGCGGCAGTGACCGCAGCGCCGATCCCGATTCCGATTGCCTTGCCCGCGAGTCCTGCGGCCTTGAGTTTCGCTGATGAAACGTCCGCCGTCTTGTCGATTTTCTTGCCCGCGTCTTCCGCTTCCTTGCCCGCGCCCTTTACGCCTTCCTCTAGCCCCTTTGCGGCCTTCTTCGCATCATCAAACGCCTTTGCCGCATCTTTCAGCGGTTGCGTATTGAGTTTGATGCCAAGGGTTGCAATATCCATTACGGGCTTTCGCGGATTTGTTCTGGATGCATGAACGCTTTATCGAGCCTAACCAGTATCTCCACTTCCCACGGTTCCGGTTTTATACCGCGATTCGCAAAGAACGCCTGCAATTCTAATTCGGATATAGACATTGGCCCGCCGCCAAATGGATTACCCGAATATCCTCTTGTAGATTGCAATCTCGAAAACCACTCCCACAAATACACAAAAGGAAATGGGCATTCTGGATATTGTTCTAATTCATCCGGTATCTTTCCTGTTTGATTCCATACCGACATCAACGTTTCACGCAACGATTGCCCGCCGTCTTTTGGCCTTGCATCTAGTTTGAATTCTCCACGGGCGAATTCGATAAACTCGGAAGTGAGCGTTTCAAAAAATTTTCATCCGCCTCCAAATCCGCAGAAACCTTTTCACGCCAGGATGGCCGCACTTCAAACATTTGCCGAACCATCTTCGGATCGAATGGAATTGGCTGGCCGTTGCTTGTGAATCCGAACCAATCGACAACAGCAGCAAGAGCAATCTCGAAATCGCTTTTCTGCATGATCTTGTCTAGTTCCTCTGCGCCGTCTTCCGTTTTTGCATCTATCTTTGTGCGTTTGTTCGATTGGCGTTTGATCCCCAATGCGCGCATCCGGGACGCGGCATCACGCACCTGCGGCGAGTCTTTCGAGACAATCACAAAACCCACTGTAGGTTCCATGTTGTCATCGAAGGCCACTCCGACCTTGTGAGTGAGTTGTGCGGGAGAAGTGCTTAGCACTTCATTTACATCAATCGAAGTTACTTCGTTTAATTCCATATTTACTTTCAAAGTTAAGCCCGACACATGCAGGATATGTCGGGCGTTTCGATCCCCACCATTACACCGGGATAACAGCGGAGTCCTGCATTTCGATTGTAGTCGCGTTCGTTGCGAGTGCCGCGCCACCGAGCTTGTTGAACTGCGCGGAGAAGTTGTATGTACGCTTCAAGCCCGTTGCAACGTCATCCGGCGAAGCGGAATTGAGCTTCACATCATGCATGGAAATGATGATGAAGTCGGCATTGTTCGCATTGCCCGCCGTCAAGGCGCTCACCACCGAAGTTGTGACTTCATCGATGAAGTTATCGCTTAGCGTGCCTCCATCGAAATACGCAGTGAGAGAGCCACTACCGAATAATTTATCGGTGAATATGTCGGGCCGAATGTCAGTGCCGACAACCGGATCGGCAGGCGAGCCGCGATTATCGAGCGTGATGCTCATGTCGGTCACGATTGCTTGCTGCACGCCACCGACAAGCAACGCGCCGGATGCGGCCACAACAGCGTCAGTTGTCGTTTCAACCGCAGGCGCGGCGAAATAAACTGTCGTATCTTTCGTTTGATCAAGGCCCGTTGCCGTCCAATCGACACCGGCATTTCCCGATCCCGGAAGACGCAAAGTTGCGGCGTGAAACTTAACGTCAAGAGTGCGTTCCGAACGAGGAATGTCGGAAAACCATTCTTCAATGGTGTAGTAAATGTCGGTATGCCCGCTTTCCGGCACCCACGTTACGCCACCAGGGAAAGATGCAGTTGCCGATGCAATCGGGCCTTCCGCGACGAAGGGAAGACGGTTCAATGCGCGCACGGTAAGGACCAATGCCGTCGCACCGATGATCAGCGCATTCTTATTCAAATTGCCTGCGGCAAATGCGCCTGCCGTCAACCGGATCACGCGACCAATCTTCGCGCCGCCCGCAAGCCAATCGCCCGCCGCTCGCGTGATCGTCCATGTCGGGCCGGTTCCCGCAATCGTAATCGACATGCCGGTAATGGCCGCAACCGCAGTGAAGTCGCGATACAGCAACGATGAAAACCAATCGGCGTAAGTGCCAGGAGAAAGAATCCCGCGCACTGCACCATTGACAAGTCGCGGACCATGCCGCGCAGACATCACTTGGCGGCGTGATGTTTGTTCGCTTTCAGTGGTGTACGTTTCTTTCGACAACTCGAAAGTAGATACTTCGCGGCGAACAACTTGCCCGCCAGTGCCAGCAACAGCAAGCGTTCCCTTCGCGGTTTGCCGCTTGGACCGAAGTTGTTTGGCTGCGCCTTTTCCGATAGCCATGATGATTCCAATCCTGAAAAAGTTTTTACGCGGAAACCTGTGCTTGCCAATTTGCCGACACTGGCATCCTCCAAAACCCGTTATCTGGAAAACCTGCCCGCACTGATGGGACTTCCATGATTATCGTCTGAATTCCCGAGCGAACAAGAGTAGTTCCGCGAGAAAACCAATCCCGGATTTGCATCGCCTTTGTTTCGGCATCCCCTGTGCCTCGCCCGGAGGGATAGCAAAGCGTGATTTGATATATCCCGCGCTCAAAAAACATTAGCGAGCCTAGCTGCGCACCATCAGGATCAGCGATAAGCGTTCGCGATTCTGCATAAGGACCACTCGTAGGCCGCACAAAATCCACATTCTCAAAAGCGATGGGCAATCCTAGACCGGGCATCGCAGCAAGATGCGTTTCGAGTGCAGCGCGAATAACCTTAATGCTCATTGAACCGAACGAATCGCGTTTTCGATATACGTCTGATATTCCCGAACAACAAGCCTAACCATGCCGCTCGGTGCCTGACTTGAATGACCGTATTCCAACGGAATTGCATACGGAAGAGAGTTGGTTATAAATATAGTCTCGCCCGCTTTTATTTTGTCTGTCTGTCCTTCGATCCGGCCTAATGCATCGGTGCCATCAGGGTCCGTAATCTCCATCGTGGACGCATCGACTCCACCAATCCCCAACATCCAATTTCCTCGAAATCTTCCTGTATCGACAGGCGACATGCGGACAACACCGCGAGCCAAATCGATAGTAACTTTGCGGACAACATCATCCGTTTTCGCTTTTGTTTTCTCGATAAACTTTTCGATGTCTTCCGCGAAACTCATATCAATGTTCCCCTTGCCTGCACTTCATGCAGCACGATCACGCCAGCGGGCGACAACGGCATAGACTTTTCAACGAAAAGGATCGTGCCATCTTCAAATGCGATTTTGTCGCCGCGCCTTGGAATGATTGGAAGATCAGGCTTGATCAGCACGCGCTGATCGCCATAAAGAATGTTCGTTCCGTCTATATCTCTTTCGGAATAGTTAACGTGAATTCCGATTGACGAGTGCGGCGTATCCGCAGTGTCCGTAACGGTTCCCGTTTCAGGATCGTAAACGCCCCCACCCGCGCCGGTATCCTGGCGCGTGACTGTCACCGGCTGACCAAATTCCGTAATCATTTCAACGGCGGCGATTGCCAGTTCGTCATAAAGTGGGGATGCCATTTATGCACGCTCCAATGCGATGCGACCAAATCCCAATCCGCTCGATGTCAACCCGAAAAGTAAATCATCGATAACGGGAATGCGAATGGGTTTTGCTTCCGACGCGGGCGAAAAACGCAGCGTCAAAGGCCCCACGGTCTTTTCAATCACCGAGCCTGACGTTTGCTCGATGTCGCGGTATAGCTTGCCTTCTAGCTGGCGTTGCGCCGCTTCCGCAGCAGCAGCGGCTACATTAGGATGCAATGGGTCTAACGCTTCCGGCAAGAGCCGTTTCGCATATACATATTGCGTTCCTCGACGCAGCGCCGCTTCACGATTGCCCACTGTCGCCGCCGCCCATGCATCATTGCCCATCGATGCGTGGTATGCATCCGCCGCCGCGAGAGATACAAACGAATCGTATCCCTCCGCAGGATAGACAATCAATGCCATTTAGGGCCTCGCCCATCCCATGCGCCTATGCGCTTCGTAATCGCGTGGATCGACCTGCATGTAAACGCCATCCTTCGTCATGCGAATGGGTTTGTTTGATTCGGCCCGCAGTAGTCCGCGTGCGCGCAGCGTAGCCTCGGGAATGAATGT